GCTACTGATCGACTACCTAGCGTATCAGCACCTAAAGCAATTTTACCAATAGCAACATTACGGTCAGCATCAGTTAAAGCGTCACCAGCAGCACTACCTATGAGGGTGTTGCCTATGCCAGTTGTGATTTCACCACCCGCAAGATAGCCGACTGCTGTATTACCAGTGCTTGTAGCTGTAGTAAAGTTTTGAGCAGTTAAAGCACTTCTTCCAATAGCTACGCTGTACTGACCTAAAGTATCCGTACTTAAAGCTCCGTATCCTACCGCAACATTTTCATCAGAGTCAGTCAGTGCATCACCAGCAAGCGCACCTATGAGGGTGTTCTGTGTGCCAGTTGTGACTGCTGCTCCTGAATTATGTCCAACTGCTGTATTATAATCTGATGTAGTAACGGCTGATAAAGCACTTTTACCAACAGCTACGTTAGCATCTCCAGTTGTAATAGCATCACCAGCAAGTCCACCAACGAGGGTGTTAAGTGTGCCAGTTGTGACTGATCTACCTGCCTCTTGACCAACAGCTACATTGTAAGCATCAGTTGCTGTTGTAAAGTTTTGATCCCCTAAAGCGGCAGTACCGACTGCAACAGATTTACTACCGTTTGTGTCCGCTGTTAAAGAGAAGTAACCCAATGAAACATTAGACCCTCCTACAGTTAAAGCATCACCTGCTAGACTCCCAACGAGGGTGTTAAGTGTGCCAGTTGTGACTGCGCCTCCTGCGTTATTGCCTATTGCGGTATTATGAGAGTCTGTAGCTGTAGTAAAGTTTTGTGTTTGTAAAGCATAAGCTCCTAAAGCGGTTGACTTAGAACCCAACGTATCTGTTGATAACGCAGACTTACCTATTGCCGTGTTATAATCTACATCAGTTAAAGCATCACCTGCTAGTGCGCCTATGAGGGTATTTTCTGTGCCTGTTGTGACTGCATTACCAGCACTATAGCCTACTGCTGTATTGTAGGAAGAAGTAGCAGTAGTAAAGTTTTGTGTTACTAATGTGCCAGCACCTACAGCAACATTTCTAATACCCTTAGTATCGGATGTAAGTGCCTGATGACCAATAGCTGTGTTTTCCTGTCCTGTATCAGCAGCATCTAATGCTAATCCTCCGACAACTACATTTTTTGTGCCAGTTGTGACTGCTGTACCTGCGTTATAACCAATACCTACATTGTAAGCATCTGCTCCTGCGTTTTGAGTAGCTAAAGCGGATGCTCCAATCGCTACGTTATTTCCGTTAGCATCTTCAGTTTTAAGAGCTTCCCAACCAATAGCAACATTAGAATCACCAGTGGTAATCGCTGTGCCTGCATTTCTTCCTATTAGAATATTGCGAAGTCCACCATCTGCTATTGAGTCGCCTGCATCTAAACCTATACGAACATTGTCTGTTCCTGCTGAAGCAGTAAGAAGGTCAGCACCAGTTGCAATAGTTACGTCAGCTGCAAAGTTAGCTGCACCGTCTACGTCAATTACGTCTAGGTTAGATGTACCGTCTACGTCAAGGTCTGTACCTACAAACAACTTCTTAGCTATGCCAACACCACCATCAACTATTAAAGCACCTGAAGTTGAGCTAGTTGAGTCAGTAGTCAGATTTAAGTTAACAGCACCACTTGTATCAAGAGTTGTTACAGTTGCAGCAGCAGCAGAGCCAGACCCAAGAATACCGTCTAGTGTACCAGTAAATCCAGTAGCTGTTATTTGATTAGTTGCAGTAATGCCATCAACAAACAAGTTAGCCCAACGAACACTGGTTGTACCAAGATCATCAGTGCTGTCTGTATCGGAAACAATATTTGAACCACTTGTGATACCGCCAGTTGCTACCTGTGTAGCTGTAGTAGTTAGTACACCAGTAATACTAGCAGTCTCATCTACGTCAAGTACGTCAATGTGTGCTGTACCATCAATGAACAAGTCCTTAAACTCTAAGGATGCTGTGCCTAAATCTAATGTATTGTCAGTCTTAGGATTTACTAAAGAAGCAGTAACAACAAGATCTTGTGAAGGACCAACTACAGTAACAGGACCGCCTTCAGCAGCTGTACCATCGTGAGTGTGACCAGCTGTTGCTAGTGCAGCTGCAATTGCATCAAACTCGCCATCCAAATCAGAAGCGTTAATGACGTTACCATCGGCAATGTTATTGGCCGAATCGTTTCTTACATAACCTGTACCCATGGTTTTTTACCTTCTTGTGTTTATACCAAATTCTAGCGTAACTGCGTCAAGCGAGAATGGTGGATCTGTACTGTCTGACTCAAATTGTAAGGACGCTACAAAACCTGAGCCTATTAGTTGAGTCTCGAAAAGCGTTAATAGTTTTTGACCATACGTGGCGGTCCCGCCATAAATAACATTACCGTAAAAAGAAACTTCAGTTGTAGCATTATCAAATACAATGTTAGCAGGCTGTATACTATTCTGTTGGTCAAAGTCTAGCTTAAGGTTTAGGTCAAAAGATACACTGCCTTGAGGGTCTGTATAAAGTATAGCCTTGTAGAATGTCTTACGTATCCTTGCATCATTTATTGGCAGGTATGGCGTAGAAAAAGTACTCTGTATGTTAGCACCATCAAAGTTATTCCCACTCTCCATCTTGTACACAAAGCCATCATCATTAGCAAATACTATAGTCTCTACGTTTTGGAAGAACCGACTAGAGGCTACATAAGCACGTATACCCCTTGTCTCTGCCCATGCCATCTGAGCACCGCCTTGACCTGCGAACTGAGTACCAAGTATACCTTTAGCGTTATTTTGTGTAATGTTAGTATTAAATCCTAGTAGCCTATACTGAGACTTCTCACGAATAACTATACTTGCAAAAGAAGTATTACTAGTTATAAAACTAGTGAACTCGCTTTGAATAGTTTTAGACACAACGGCTAAACCAAAGTCACCAATACGATCTGTTGCACTCAAAAGCCTAAGACCATCTGGCCCAAGGAACATTACATCTCCACCAGTTTCTTGAATGGTATCAGAGTCTATGCATCCAATGTCTATAGTTACTGGCTTTAATTGAAAATCTGCAATGGTGTTACCAGTTAATTGTAGAATAGATGACTCTGTAAATATTATCAACTGCTCTCTAAAAACAATTAAACCTGTTACTGTACCTCCTACGGATACTGTACCAGCCCCAGCCGCTGCTGTAAAGTTATTATCTGTAAATGGCGCAGAAAAAACTATTACATTATTTATAGCAAAAAACAATTGATTCTTAAATGAAGTAACAAAGTCTGCTCCTAGTATATCTGTAGGTGCTTCATCTAAGCGAGTAAAGGTTGTACCGTCATATAGCGCAGGAATATTAACACCATCTACTATTACCATCTTTTCTGTGCCTGAAAAGTTGTATCTAGCTGCTCGTGTTTTATTTACTAAACCATCTCTTGCTGTAGATAAAAAAGTTACAACTGCGTTGTCTGCAGGAGATGCTGCTAAGTTAGGACTTACAGCTAAGTCTGAGCCACCAGAGGATACTGATGCATCTGCAGTTACTGTATATATAAGGTCAACACCTGCAATTTTAAATACGTCACCTACTTGTGGTGGGGCTGTTAGCCCATCTACTGCTAGTTCTGCGCCTGACTCTGACCCACCGTTTACAAGAACTGTGCCATAACTAGGCACGTTAGCATGTACTATAGCACTACTAGAAACTTTAAATAGATCTGCATTCCTAGATACAATTACATTATCTATAAATACATTACACCCTGTTATAAGATGATCAGTTGTGGTAGAAGTAAAAGTAACTGCTGCAGCATTAGCAGGTTGAGAAGCCTTAGATGTTGTAAGTGTTAATGTACATCTGTTGTTTGTTCCATCAAAAGTCACACCACCTGAAGCAATAGTATACGTACCTGAAACACCAGCTATTGTTAATGTGTCCCCAACCTCTGGTGTTTTATGAATGTTACCAAGTACAAGGGCTGTTGTTGTTCCTTGTGATCCTCCATGAACTACTGGCTGACCATACGGAGGTATAAGGGTGCTGTTATATTTAGTGTAACCCTCTATCCTACGGTAGCCGCCTTGCACAGAAGGCTCATAGTTTTTAAGCGCACGTGCAGAGCCGGGTGAATTAATACCCTGCTGTAACGGACTCATATTAGTAATAAGCCCCCCCGTAAATTCTATAGGGTATGTTTCACGTGTGGTTGCCATATATTAAGTTACCCCAGAAGAAGTTACAGAAGAACTAGCCCGTGAAATAACGGTAGATCTAACATAATCATATCTATTAATATAAAGGCTACGCATACTTTTAATCTCACTCTCGAATCGACTCTGCATGATTGTCGCTTCTTGTGTCTCGCCTCTAAACATGTATGCGTATAACATCGCACCATCGACTAGTATATGCCTAAACTGCTCTGGTATACTAGGTACATCTGTTGAATTAATTAAATCTATAGGCAGTCTATAATATTCGTAAACCAGTTCATACTCTTTGTCAGGCGCTGGGACAAAACCAAACTCTAAGTTAGGTGTTCTAAATACGTCCCTTGGTAAACCTTTCATACTTGCTGAAGTATTATACTCACCGTCTATGTATTTGTCTAGGTATTCTTCGTATGATATAACAGACAACCTGCGTGTTTCATTTCCTAGAGTATCATTGCGTTTAATACGAAAGCTATTAGTTACCACTGTCTTAGCATCTGCAGGGTACGCATAACGTACTGTACCTACACCCAGAGTTTCTTCAGCTTCTGAATGGTTAAAGGGCCATTCGTACTCATGTTGATTTACAAAACGTATAGCAGAATTTACAGAATCTTTTACCATTGCGTATTCACCAACAGAAGAAGAAAAGTTAATAGCTGTAAGTTCTACTTCATTAAGCCTGCGATTAACGTCATTCACTAGGCCAATATAATCGTATGCCATCTAGCGTTCCTTTATTCGTATCTTAATACTACGTTCCGCTTGACTGCCTGTAGTGTCAATCATTCTGCAAAAGAAAGTATACTCTGTATTATTTGTACCTGCACCCATGTTAATAGTAGCTACAGTACTTGTGTTAGTTTGTGATACATTCTGTATAGTGTCCGTAAACGCCCCACCAGAAGCTGTAGTAAGATTTTGCCCAGCGTCTAGTTGCGTTTTAACATTGTAGGTATTAGATTTAACAAACCAAGTAACTCTGCTAATTGTAGCATCAACAAGAAAACGCGACCAATCTACGCTGTAGTCTAGTTGTTCATCCGGGTCTTTAAGAGGCCATCGGAAACTCATTTACATATCCTCACTTGCATGTACAGTTCTATCTGCAGATGTCGGTTGTCTTCCTACAAAAACTAATCTAGTTTCCCCAGTTACAAGTACTGTTCTTTCTGACGCAGTAGACATTACGCTGCCCTTGGTATAGTTATAGAACGTCTTCTGCTGTATTGATCTCGAACAGCTTCAAAGTTAAATACTACCGCATTCACTGATGCCCCTGCAATATCTAATACTATTGTACCACTAACACCCGCTAGAAATGCCGTTCCATCACCACTTGCCTGTACTGATCCGATAGAACCTGTAGCAGTTACACCTGTTATATTAGGGGTAACACCTGCGCCTACGGAACCTACAGAACCTGTGCCTACTACACCAGATATTTCTTCTAGAGCATCTATAGTTATTTGACCAAGAGATACTGTAGCGGTTGTACCTGATATTTCTGCTTTAACGTTTGGCTGTACAGAAGGTACACCAACTGTACCTACCGTAGTAGCAGTAAGCCGTACACCAATGTCAACCTCAAAGCCACCTATCTCAGGAGGTTCTATTACACCCGTAGCAGAGACACCAGTTAAAGCTATTACAGGTGTAAGTTGACCAAATATAGCACTACCAAAAGTACCTGTGCCATATAGGGCGTCATTAGTACCATAGGTAGCCATAGTTTACGCTATTCTAATTATAGTGGTGCTTGCCCCAACTGCAGGAAACTCAATAGTTAAGTCACCAGCAACAGCCGTTACAGTGCCCCCAAAGTCAATTACACAGATAGCTGAGTTAGAGTTTGCTGTGTTATAAATAATACAACCATCCGCTGATGTGCTTACGTTTGCGAATACTTCGTCTGCAAAGTCTACCATAGCAGTTGTTCCGCTGACTGTGATAGAGGGACTACCTAAAGCTTGTCCACCTGCAGAATAGTTAGTACCAGAAGACTCATCTGAGGCATCCGTTACGTTTGAATAATTTGTAGTGGCTGCGCCATACGTGCCACTGTTACTAGGTTTAATAAGAGCCAGCTTGAGTGAGTCTGTGTCAAGGTCATGTAGACCACCAAGCAATTCTTGCTTAAAAGTTGTACACATTGCTGTAGTGATGCCCATAATCTATTCCTTTATATATGCATAAGTATAAGTGGGCCAGTTTCCCAGCCCACTCATTGTGATTAATTAAGCTTGATCACGTACTGCTTCTTGAGCAGTCTTGTCACCAACTTCACTTACGTCCATAAGCATTGCGTATACACGAAGCTTACCTGCAGTGAAAGTTGCACCAGCGCCTGCAATAGTAAGGTCTAGTGTTTCATCTGCAGGGTTGACAAGAACACCTGCTGGTGCTACTGATGGTGCATAGACAAGATCTGTCGCTCCATCAATATCAAATGCTGCAACATACTCGTTGTCATCTGCAGCATTACCAAGTGTTGCCGTTGCGTTAGTACCCGTATTCATAGTGGCGCTTTCCATAACTTGAAAACCAGCCCATAGAATAATATGTGAAGCAGGTACTGTTAGTGCTTGAACGATGTCACCAGATGAGGCGTCAACTGCACTAGCAGTAAGATCGACAGTATTTTCGATCATATAAGGTTTCCGTGAAGGATTACCTTTCCCACGAGTGGGTGCTAAAAATGAGGTTAAAGTAGCCATAAGTTATTTCCTCCCTTAAGCTGCGTTATAACGAGCAGTTACGATTGCTTCAGGACGAAGAATCTTCCTACCGTATAGGTGCATACCACGAACAATGTCAGCAAAGCTGTCAGGATCACGATAAGTTTCAGTTTTGTTGACCTGCTCAGCAGTTGCTACAGCAGAATCGTGACCAGCTACGATAACACCGAAGTTAGTCAACTGGTTAGCCGTACCTGATGTACCCGGTCCAGTTCCTAGTGCAGGAAGATTGGATGAGGAATACACACGAAAGCCATGGAAGTTGTTAATGGTTAGACCATTACGCAACCCACCTGATTCACCGAAATCAGCGTTCATGAAGCGAGAATCTTCATCAGCGAGAATTTCCATAAATACTGGATCGACCACTAGCCAGCGACCTTGTGAGTCAACCTGCTGTTGGTCAAGTACCCGCTTCATACGAGCAATAATCATTGCAGGTGAAACGGTAGCTGTTGGTAAGGAAGTAGCACCCGGCATACGAGCAGTCACAGGAATTGAGTGAGTGCCAGCAGAAGTAGTAGTCACATTCCCAAAATCGCCCTTATGGAGCTTCATTGAGGCTAACAATTCGTCAGTACCAGCTGCTGCAACAGCAACAGTACCATTGACTACATCATTAATTGCATTAGCTTGTGTATGCAAAGAACCCTGCTTATAGCCAGACATGTAACCTAAGACTTCTTGGTCATGCTGATCAGCCAAGCGGAAAGCCGCACGGTTGGTTGCAAGATCCATGAAATTTATGTGCGAATGCGCCTCCTCAATATCGTCAATCTTAAAAGCAAAATAGTTAGCTTTATCAACGACTAAGGAAAAATCTTCGTCATCTAAATCCTGAGCAGCAATCTGCGTGCCACGGGTATAAGCCGATACAGAAATCTCAGGTTCTTTGATAATTTTTACTGTGTCACCTTGGGCAGCAATTTCCCCAAAATAATCAGAATTGGTAATATCACCAGTTACGGTTGCCTTGCGAAAAGCAAGTTGTACTTTTTTAGAATAGATAATAGAACTGAAGTTACCGTTTGGTAAATTTCCGTTCCCTGCTGCGGAAGTAAAAGCCATGGGATAAATCCTCCATTAGGTGTTTGGCTTATGATTAATAAGCTAAACTAACCGATAAGAGGCTGGACTTTTTAGGGTGCATATAAGTGTGAGTCATAAGGATCAGTTATGCAACTCAGGTTATACGGGCCTATACTAATTCAGGTAGATCTTATTATTGGTGTGTTTAGACTTAGCGAGGTAGTGTTGATTAAGTGTGAGGTAGTCTTTCTTAAAAGAGGCTTACACTTAATGTAGTAACACCTATAGTTATACTAGGTACACTATAGATGTCAATGCCTTATTTACTATTATCGTGCTCCGCCTGTCATATCGTAGTTAAACTTGCCTGCACGTATTGATTCCATAATAGCATCCGATTGTTTATCATACTGATCAGCAGACATCTTATGTACCTGTGACTCAGAGAAATGTCCAGTAGCGTCATCTGCATCTAGCCTAGTTGTACGTTTAGTTACAACAGCAGAGGCTGCAGACTTGGATGACTTCTTTCTGGTTTTATTGTCTAGACCTTTGTCTACTTTATATAAATCAATTACACGAGTGACAGAGGCGGGATCTTCAGAGTTCTCATATAGAGCATCCTGTACCCACTTAGGTTGTTCACCAGCCCAATCGTGGAAGACATCACTACTACGTAGTTCGTTGAAGTCAGGGTGCATAGCCCTAATCTCATCTTCCATCCTGTTACGATCTGACTCAGCAGTAATACGATCAATTTCTTGCAAACGAATTTCTGCACCAGAAAACTTCTCTTGTGCTTTCTTTTCTGCAATACGTTCTACAATAGCAGCTACATCAGGGTACTGGCGGGACCAAGCTTCTATGTCTTCATCAGACTTAGGAGGGCGAATGTCACCACGCTCTTGTGCGTTATTCAGCTGCTCCTTGATAGCTTTAAGTTCTTCTGCCTGTTTGTTCTGATGACTACGTAAGTCACTGTAGCGTTTCTTGTAGGTCTTCTCTTCGCTTGAGAGATTCTCATCCCCCTCTTCAGAATCACTAGACTTAGCAGCTATAGGTTGCTCTTCTTCTTCTTCGCCATTCAGAATACCGTTAAGCTCTTCTTCTTCTTCTTGAATGCGGCGTTTGTTGGCGTTGTTAAATTTAGAGTCAACGAAGCCTGCAGTTTTTGGTGTCTCTATTGTTTGTAGTTCTGGCATAGTATTTCCTTTATGTGGGGCCAGCCTTAGCTGGGTAGCCTTATTGCTTTTGTCGGAGTAGTGTAGTTATTTCTTCTTTTGCATTAAGCCGCCTTTAGCACGACCTCCTACGCCGCCCTTAAAGTCTTTTAAAAACTTTTCTGTGTTTATTTGACCCGCCTCGTTTGTAGAAGATTTACCAGCTTCTTTACTGGCTTTTTTATTTCTTTCTTGACGGGCTTTTTCTTGTCTTGCCTCACCTGCTTTTTGTTCTGCTTTTTCTACAGAAGATTTCCCCCTCGTGCTCCCCGGACTTGTGACTTTACCTGTTATTGTTTTTCCTGTTCTAGGGTTTACAGTAATATTACCGGAAGCATCAGGTTTTGAATCAAACTTAGGTTCAGGAGCACTAGAAGAAGAACTAGAAGAATCTGTACCGCCAAAAGTACCTCCCTCAGCAATCAAGTCTGCTATCTGTTTAGTGTCATAGTTTTGTGAATATCGCAAGATTGCACCTGTGATAGGCCCACCTGTGGTACTACCAAGTAGTGATGTTGCGTTCTTGTCCCATTGATCTTGTAAAACTTGTATTTGTGTATCAGTAGCACCGCCTGTCTTAAGATGATTAATCCTTGCCTGCAGCTTACCTAGTTGATTTGCATTTGCTCCCTGACCAAGGCCACCTTTATCTAAGAAGCCCTCAATTAAATTCCTTGGTCTATTTAATTCATCTAAGGTGTCTTGATACAGAGTCTCGCTATTAGTCCAATCAAGCCCTCCCTTCCAAGCGTCTGGGTCAACAGGATCAGGTTGTCCTGTTTTCATATCACCATCGTTACCTCCGCCGCCACTACCACCGCCACTACCACCCCCAACGTCAGGCACTGGCGCTCCTACTACAGGAGGTGAACCCATAATAAATCCAACTGGTACTGCTGTCAAAGGTCTGTTTGTAGTAGCATCATGTGCAATCATCATAGTTGCACCAGTAGTTGGATTATAGTAAGCTACCTGTATTGTACCACTTTGACCTGCAGGAGTAGTCGGACCAAAGGATGAGAAGCCTAAGCCAAATCCTAGAGGGTTAAAACCTGTATCACTTGCGTGAACTGAGCCGCCGTGAGCAAGCTCAACTGGCTGTGTGTTAGCTTGTTGCATCTCTTTAGGTTCCATACTAGCTTTTGTAGTATTTATTGTAACACCTCGTTGAGATAATGCTTCCATAAAAGCAGGGTTAGTCTGAGCAGTAGCCATAACTTTATCAATGAGAGAGTCAATACGAGTAGGGTCACTGTACAAAGATTGTGTTAGTCCCCCTGCAGCAAAGCCGACAGACATACCTTTAGAGTTTATACGTTCATTTACTAAAGGGTCATTCATTGCAGCAAATGCTACCTTGTCCATTAGCCCCCCTTCAGCCATAGCTGCTTCTGGCATAGCATCT